TACTTTTTTAATCGACCCCGACAGCATTTGCATGAACTGATCGTACTCAGGTGTACCTTTAAGCGAATCAAGGTCTGCGCGGTCATTGATGATTTTCTTAGATAGCGATGCCATAGCGTGTGTCCTTTAATCTAACTGCAAATGATCTGCGGCGAAGCGCGAACCGAAGTCGTGGCTCGAGCTCGATGCGGCGCCGCCCCAATACGAGCAACGCGAACCGGAGTCGGAGCCGCTGTACCAGGCGCCGCCAAACAGAGCCGCGTTCGGTGCGTTGTACTCCGAACCCCTGCCGTCAGTATTGGCGTCCCAGTTTGCGTCTGCGAAAGGTCCACCTCGCTCAATACCCCACACATACATCACGCCCGTAGCCTGAATCAGACCCCATTTAGACGTGTATTTGTCGTTCAGCTTGGTGATAAGTTGGTCAGTGCCGATGCTTGAGGCTTCAGTCGTGCCAAACGCCGCCGCCATAAATTCCTGCTGGGTCGGCAATCGCTTGCTAAAAGACTGAGCGAGTTCACATGCCTCAAACCATGTGTAGCTACCGTAATTGGCGCTACCGTCGCCGCCAAACATCAGCGGTATTTTCGGTGGGCTTGAGCCGTCTGCGATCTCAACGTTGTACTTGCTTGAGCCGTTAACAATGGCTTCCGCGCCCGTTAAGTAAATGTCCACCCAGACGTTATTGGCGACAAGCGTCATGCCTCTAGGGTCTGGGCAAGTGGGTCGAAACTTCACGTCCCAAAACGAGTGCTCGTTGATCTGTGGCGCGTCATCGCCGCCTGTGTTTAATCCCGACGCATTACTGCCGGGCGCAAAGTGAAAACCACCAATCAGTCGCCACACGCCTGACTCTGGCGGTGCGGTGAAATTCTCACTGGCTTTGGCGCGTCCGTCATTACAGACCCAAATGGCATGGTCTACGCCTATTTCATTATGCGTTACATCAATGTCAGTCTGTTTTTCCCAGACGTAGCTTGTGCCGTCGCTGAAGCTGACTTGCAAACCGGCTTTGATGACGGGTTGGTACTTGCTTGTTTTTGCAAACGCCGGTGCGTCTGGGTCTGCCTTAATAAAAGACCCAAGACCTAAGACCGGAGCAATTAGCCTATCTTTTACGGTAAGAGAGCCTTTTACTGTTACGTCACCGCTAGAATTTTCCGTAGTTTTTGGGAATATCCGACCAACAACATCCCAAGAACTGTTAGCGGCGTTTCGACGTTTCAAATCACCGGAGCCGGTGTCAGCCCAAGTGGTGTAAGCGGACGCATAAGCCGCAGGGTCAACATTGCCGCTGAAATCTGTCGCAATTGTTTCCAATGCGCTGTTAGTCTCTTGGACAAGTTTTGATCCGGGTAACGGTGGTGTGGTGCTGATCTGAATGTCACTTTGTGCCATTTTAGTATCCTTGCGCGAGCCAGTTAATCGTTCGTTTAACGGGGTTGGAGTGGTTAAAAATTTGTATGGAAAAACCCTGCTTGTCGGAATTACTCAAGACATATCTATCACCATCGATTGCGTCAAAAATTGAGATTTGTACGTTTGGTTTGGCGTGAAAATATTTTGCGTACTTGATAGATACGCCAGAATCGGTAATTGGCACTTCAACGCCGCTTTGTATTAGATCGGGGACGTCTACTGACCAAATAAATTTAGAAACAAAAGGCACAACAAAAGGATCAGTTGTATTTAGAACAAGCCTGACATCAAAATATCTGGCGTTTATCATGCCCGGAACCAAATCTCTCCAGCTTCCAAATGCGCCGTCATCACCCGCCACTCTTAGTTGAGGAGTGACAGAGCACAAATGCCTATCGGAGCCGTCTACCACATCTATGGCTTGAAGAACATCCTCAAAACCAAAAATGTTTGATCGAAAGTTAAAAACAGATTCATCTATTTCAGCATCAATTTTTACGGACTCTACATATCCGAGATCGACAATGTTTGATGGGTTTGTTGTGTAAACGCCGTAATCTTTAGAGCCTTTGAAATAAAAAATATCGGAAACAGAAAAAACGTCTTTAATATCTAAAAAATCGCCTTTTGGATAAAGCGTTAGCTCGCCGCCAACAACCACAGCCCCATTTGTGGTTTCACCATTCCAATTTGGTTGCTCGTTTACCGTTTCAAGTAAATTTCTGACAATTTTTGCGCCGGAAACTAATATGCTGTCTGATGGTCCGTAAACAACTAGACCCCAACTTGTCTTGTATTTAGCGGCAACGTGAAAATAACCGTTGCTTGGTAAATATGTTTCTGTAGATGCGCCTACATAAATAGTTCGACCGTTGGCAAAATCAGTACCTTTTCTAACCTCGTATACGACTGGACGTATGTCGTCAATTGGATTCCAAATTAGCGCGGTCAAACCTTGACGCAACACCGTTTGTAAGCCTTTAACGGCAGGCAATAAGGCAGTTACACCCTTTACTTTATGGTCTGTTCTAAATGTTTTTCCTCTAAACCCGCCCTTACTAATAGGAGTTATAAAAAATGATACTGTTGATAGCGATCTAACATTAAGTGAGTGGCTTCTATTTCTAGTCGTAATTGTGTCTATAAATCTTTCGTTTTCAAATATATTTATTTCAACTTCACCACTGCTGTTGGTATTTACCCATTCGACGGTTAACTTAACTATGTCCTCAGAAACCACCGCTATTTCTTCGTAGCATTTAGCATCAAGCACCACGCCAATTAACAAAAGCCCGTCCCTTGGTGGCGTGTACTCAAACGGGTTGTTTTCGCTTGCGTAGTACTGCGGGTCATCGTCAATGGCGATGAATTGAACGGTATCCTCATTTACCGGATTGACTTCGATGATCTTGAGCCTTCGACCGGGTGTACGCAACGGGTCGAATTGCCACGCCCAATCTAAAGGATTGCTGTCCTCATCTTCATCTGGCATAGGGAAATATTCTGGCAAATCGATCAAGTCTAAGACGTCAACGTCGCCCTCACCAGAGCGTATTTGCAAAGTCACGATCTGATTTGAAGGTGATCTTAAAGACACCCATCCGTTGCCGGCTGAAGGTACGCTACGGTCAAGCAAAATTTGATTTTTGTTGCCGCTTTGAAGTCGACCTGAATAAGACCAAACCGTCAAGTCGTGAGACGCTTGCACAACATCACCGCGAGTCGCCAACAAACCCTCAATGTCCATTTCCCACGATACCCGTCGGCGGTGAAACGCTTGGCTTGCGGCAATTAGGTTGGCTTCCCGTGCCGCCATGTCAACGTCAGTACAACCGTCTAGCGTAAGCTCAGCCGTGGTGTTTGTTGACCGGACATTTGGCACAGTCACGCGAACGTCATCAAGCTCCCAATTTCGATCTGGGTTTACAAAGTTGACAACAATGTTGTCGGCGGTTTGGTCGTTGATGTAGCTGACCTCAAATGATCCCGCTTTGATGTTGTAGGGTCCGATCATCGCCACGACGGGTAAATCGGCTTGATCCCAAATAACACCGAGCTTTCCGCTTTGCCATGTGTGGGACGCACGACCGGCTCTGGCAATCTTGGTCAAAACCGAGTGAACAGATGTGGCTTCGGTCAAAACGTAGTTAAACGTGAGTTGCTTTTCATCGCAAAACTTCGCCCAAGCCTTTATCCCCTCAATGTCAATTTGATCGTCAGATAACCCTGCGCCGTAGATCCGAACACCCTCTTTTATTTGACCTCTGGCGTACCAGAGAAACCACCAAGCTGGGTTACTTGATGGTTTCCACATCCAATGTTTGCCATCCCAGACTTGACAAAACGCTTGAGCAACAGCCGAAAAGTTTTGTAGTTGACCCTGAAGTTGCGATGTTGCTTTCACGCGAACACCGACCCGACATTGACCGCTGTAATCACCGCTATCGGGTTGGTAACAAATAATTTGATTGACAGCCGATTTGTTTGATTCACGACTGTTCAAAATATCGCTCGTTATTTTACGAACTCTTACCTCGTATTTATCTGCTGGCAATTCAATGTCTATTGATTTTCTAACAGGTGAATTGCTCGCTCCAGATAATCGAACTTGCGTGTACCGTATGCCTGTGTCAATGTAGGGGTTTGGTGCTATGCCACGCCACGGTTTGCCACTGGCGGCCGGATGGGGAATCCACTTCCACTCAGCAACGATCCTTTCTAAATATACTTTTTCACCATCTTTGTGATCCCCTTTATTTATTGATCCGTACTCTATTTGTTGCGGCGATCGACTATACGACAAAATATCAATCAAACTTGGTATTAGATAATTGCTTCTAATTGCGACTTTTCTTAAAGACCAGTAATGCGTAGCAATTGAGTACTTTTTAGCAATGTAATCACCCGCCGCTTTCCACTCAGAGCTACCGACCGCACGGTAATTTATCTCAAAAACAGCCGATCTTTTTTCTAGTCCGCCTTGATCATTGGCGTAATAAAGTTGCGATGCCAGCTCAATTTTTAATCCGTTTACATTGTTGGAAGTCGTTCTTTGCGTCCAACCATCGCTTTGGTTTAAGTCAAAACCACCTATAGAGTCCACGTTTCCGGGAAACAAAGATAATTTTCCATCATCTTTTGAAAGTTCAATATCAACATCGGAAAAATTATCTATTGGCGTGTCACCGATTTTATAATCTTCTATATTTATCTGGTCTCCCTGTAGACCAAAATGAAACGCTTGATTCAAATAGTTGCTATCACCTTCATACTCTGTAAAAGGCTTAGACGCCAGATCAGGAACGACCTTGTGACGCCCAAAAATAAGCATCATCGGTTGCCAGGGTCGTGATGTATTCTGTCCGCCTGACAGCGCGTATGTTTCGTTTGTCTTGAAACCAGATTGTCGAGATAGATTTGGTGCGGTGGGTGTTGGCAAAGGCAACAGTGCGTTTACAAGCAGCGTGCCACCAATTGATATTGCTGCGCCAAGACCCGCTGACACCGCTAACCCCATTGACGTTAAAGCTCCGCCGGCGCCGACTAAACTAGATCCTCCATATGCCGCTACTAAAGCGGGAGCGGCATAAGCCGCAATTGCCGCGACCGCAATAACCGCTATCGTTCTAACCACCTTGCCGCCGCCGCCACCGCCGCCGCCTTGCACCGTGGCACGAATAATGATTTGATCACCCTGCTTAGGTATCAATCGACGCCAAAATTTGTCTGGCACTCTTACACCGTTGTGCCAAACAGCCACGGGTCCAAACGGTGTGATTATTTTTGTTCGCTTTATATATCGCTCAATCGTTTCACGATCTTTAAATTCGGCAAAACAAACCGCACGATTAGCGCCGATCAGTGGGTGTGGGTGTACGACTAGCTTTGGGCTGTTTATATCCATCTGTAAAAGCCCTCAACTTTATAAAAAATACGGGTAAGTTCTCGCAATCGCTGACGCACTACAAAACCGGCTGACCGATCAGCGTGTAGCACCCACCACTCATTTTTTATTAAGCACATAACGCCTATATGACATACGCCGCCTTGCGTCACGAACAAAACGGGACAGCCATCAAACGGATCGTCAATGCGCTCGGCAAAATCATTTTTAAGGTCGAGTATTTGCTTTGTTTGCGCCTTAGTCGTCTCGGCATGGTTCAATGGCAAACCGATTTCTTTGCCAAACTCATCCTTGCTAATCTTTGTCGCTAGTGCCGCGCAGTCGCCCACGCTCGGCAGATAAGGCTCGCCGACGTACTTATCCGACCAGTGCATTACCACAGCCCCGGCGCTGATCTGGGCGTAAACGTGGTCGTCACGGCTGACTGACCCAAAACATTTACAAAGCCGATTTTGGCTTTAACTGTGCTGTTAGTAATCACCATTTCTGTCAAATCCATCGTTATATCTAGCTCGACTTGATCGGGGTCACTTTTAAGTATTTGCATTAACCGGCATTTAGCATGTTGACCGCCTCGGCTGTATTCAAGCCAAGTGGTAAGCTCACGTCCGATATTGTCAACCTCTAGCACTGCGTAAGGTATCTGACTGCGAATGTCGTCGGGGAGCGTGACGTTAAACGGCATCCCAATAAACTCTTGGTCTCTTGAGATGACGGCTTCAACATCGTTGACGATGCGGATTGGGACTTCTAAATCCGGGTGCATAATCTCAAGCAAAATAAGAAACGGCTCATCAGCCGATACCGCCAAAAGATTTTCTTTTGCGTTGTCTGTGTAGTTTCTCAACCGACCGTCTCCAGTTCTGCGTCAATAAACCACACCGATCCGGGCGTGCTCCACTTGATCGTGCCGCCAACAAACCGAGCCATCTTTGTCTGTTTATCTATCGGATCGACAAACTCAAAAAAGTTAGAACCACCGTGAATGTCAGACTTAAACCACTGATCAAACGCAAGTTTGTTCTGTGTATTACCGACCATCAACTTAACTTGGCGCTCGACAATAGGTAGCGTGCGGCGCGGTCGCTGTTTGGCAACCGAGTTGTCCATTTCGGAGCGCAAAACGTCGTAGTTTGGTGACTCGGCATATCCCTCAAGCAAAACGTCTACATAATCGGGGAGCTTTGCTTTCATGGTGCGCCCCTGAGCGCCTGACCGATTGGGCCGTTGTTCCTAATGTCGGTTAATACGATGGTCTGAACAAATCTAGCACCATCAAAAACTGGAGCAGACTGCTTGGCTTTCACCGGTTGGCTAGACTGATTGACTATCTTTATCTCGACGGGTTGCCGTTGGTCAAAGCCCAAGCTGTCCGTGTATCCACCGTCAGCAAAGCCGCGATTCATTCGATTAAGGTTGGCTAAACCGGCTCGACGTGTCGCTTCAGCGTTAAGCACATACTCACCACGGTGAACAATGCCGGCGGGTTGATATTTACCGCCATTGCCGGTGTAGCCGCCGGTGGCAAATGAAAAATCGCTAGCACTGTAAGATGACATACCGGGACTTGCGTCAGCGCCGGGAGAAAAGCCACCCGCAAAAGCACCCGCAACAGCACCCCCAATCTTTCCCAAAACGCCGCCGATCTCGTTTGTGTTTCCGTAGTCACCCAAAAGAAACTTTGCCAATTGGCTCGCCATCAACTCGGCAGACATTCGATAAATCATGTCGCTAAAAGCATCACCTATGTTGCTGAAATTACCTTTAAGCGTGTTGTATAACGTGTTGCCAAGCGTAGACTCTATGTTTCTGGCCGCTTGAAGCGCAAATTGAGACATCTCTGACAAATCATCTTTGACAGACTCTTTTGCTTCATTGGAACTATTTTTTACCTCTTCAAACTGCTGTTGTGTTTTTTCTATCTGCGGCAAGTCTACCGTGACAGTTATTTCTGGCAGTGTCGGCGTCATGATTACTTCAAGTTCTTCTTTTGCTTTTTGATACTCTTTTAGCAAACTTTCAGCACCACTAAGGCTTCGGTCAAACTTGCTAACCATGCCTTTTTGGTTTCTACCAATTATGTTTGGGTTGTTTAAAACGTCGGCTCGTTTTTTTTCAATTTCTAATATTTCTGTTTCTAGCTTTAGTATGTCTCGGTTGATATCAATTTTTGATATCTTGCCCATCTCAATGGCGGTCAACTTTAATTTTTCTGCCAGCCTAGACTGTGCTTTTTCGGATTTATCTGTTTGGGTCACAAAATAAATCAAAGCACTTGCAGCGGTAAAAACAAGTCCAACTGGACCACCTAAGACTTTAAGCAAACCAGCCGCAATACTTAATTTGCCACTGAGCAAAAACACGCTTTGGGCAGCTGTCGCTAAACCGGCAGCAAAACGCCCAGCAAAAACAACCCCCACTGCCAAAGCAAGATCAGCAATGATTTGTAAATTTTTAGCCAGTCCATCAATTGCTTTGGCAAGCGTTGCAAATGCGCCAGTGGTGTTTTCAACATCGCCAACAATGTTTACAAATGATGTTCGTAAGTTGGTAAATGCCCGACCAACTGTAAGCGGCAACTCTGAAAACTCTTGATTGATTGCGTCAGACTGGGATTTTAGAGCCTTGATGATCACATCGCTTGTGATTTTCCCCTCTTTGGCAAGCGATCTAAGCTGACCTATAGGAACGTTCATCCCATCTGCCAATAACATGGCTAGACGTGGGGATTGCTCCATGACCGAGTTCAATTCTTCGCCACGCAATACGCCAGCGGCA